CAAATAAATTTTACGATATCTAATTATGAAAGAAAATTTGTAAAAATCGCCAAAATGATAAAAGCTAAATTTTCGAGACGAAATACAAAAAGACCCAAGGTTTAACTTGAGTCTTTTGAAAATACGCCTGGAGGGATTCTCTTGCATCGTAGGCGAAAAATGAGCCGTACGAGGCAGGATGCGAAAATTTATAATAAAATATTGCAAAGGCTTTTGGTCGAAGCTAACCCCGTATGTTTTCCCTTTAGGAAAAATATACGGGGTTCTAATTCCCCAGACGAAATACAAAAAGACCCAAGATTTAACTTGAGTCTTTTAAAAATACGCCTGGAGGGATTCGAACCCCCGACCTTCCGGTTCGTAGTAACAGTAGCCATAAGCCTTTTGAGCTTATTAAGTACCGTTTAATACTGCCTAGCTTACTCTTTGAGAGTTTAATTTCTCGTTAGGTGTTATATTGTTCTATTTAATCCTGTTGCGTTAATGGGTCTATAATGGGTATTTTATTCAAAACTTTCTTCTATAAATTTAGCCCATCCAAAATAATCCTCTAACACGTGTGTTAGATTTACGGTTGAATTTAGATTTTCAGATTTATTTAGTAATGAATCTTTTTAATATAAATTTAGTAACTGCATGCGTTCTATTCCGCGCATTTAGTTTTAAACACATTCGTGTGACATGAGTTTGAACCGTTCTATCTGATATTTTCAATTTATAACTAATTTCTTTGTCTGAAAATCCTCCTGCGACAAGCATTATAATTTCCAACTCTCTGCTACTTAATTCCATTTTTCTCTCCATACGTGCTATTCGACTATAAAATTTGATTTCGCTTAAATATACTCTAATCTAAAGGGTTATTAAACATGAAGAGTTCGACTGTTTTGTTTAGAGCAAAAAAAAGGGATAAAACTTAGTTAAAAAGCTTATCCCCATTTATTTATTATTCAATTTTTATGGTTGATTATAATGCCGCTATTTGATCTCTTAAATCTTGAATTTGCAAAGTATAGTATTCAAGCCAAGTTTGACCACTTGTTTCATCTTTGAGCGTCGGTTCAAAACCAGCTCGGATACGTTTTTTGTCGAGTTCATCGATTTGCGCCTGAAGGAATTGTTTCTGAAAATACATAGCGACAAATTCTTCTGTGCTTGCTTCATAGCCCTCTTCTAACAAATCCTCAACTGGTTTGTTTGGTGCTGTTAATAATTTTCTATTTTCATATTTTATGTATACTGTCATAGTTTCTCCTAACTTGCTATATATGTTGCTGTAATTTTTAATTCACTAAAATACCCAATGGCAGTAGGTATTGTTATTTTATGATATTTATAAAATGATGTACTGTAAACTTCTGTATACCAGGTGGCGCTTGAAGCAACCACTGAATTTGTGTAGCTGCCAATTGCAGTATAAGTTATGCCATCATTGCTTCCAGATAACATATAAGCTGTAATTGGGTATATATATCCAGCTGTACCATTTCTATTCGTAAAATTCATTAAAGATATTTTTATAGGGTTAGGATTATAAATAATGCAGCTAGTATCTGTGGAACCCAACGCTGTAAAGTCGCTACTACTACCTGGAGCAAGTCCATTAAAACCATAATATGCTGTATCACTTGAATTAAGTGTTGCTACTGCAAAACTTGGACCTCCAATGAGGCCGTTTGAGGTCAAGCATGGCTGAACAAATGCTGTTTCAACACCGCCAAAGGTAAAATATTCAGCTTCCCACGTTGTGCCACGGTCAATAGTTATAAAAATATATTTATTTCGAATTCCAGCTAAGTTTGATATAGTCATTGGGGCTTTCCCACTATTTGTATTTTTCCATTTTATAATACTGGTAGTTAAAAATGTGGGTGGAGTTGATATAGTTGATGAAAAATCGATAATACATTTATTTTCAAACCCATCCACAAAATCCGTTGTTGGAAGAGAAATAGTTAATGCCGCAGTTATATTTGCTAAATTTACTTTGTTTAAATCTAGAGTAAAACTGGATGTTTTTGTCCCTAAGTCATTGATTTGGAAACGCCCACCCGAGCTGTATTTCAAATGCATTAAACATTCGTTTACTATATCGGGATTCTCTTGAGCAACCCCTGCTTCCATTACGTTGTCTGTCCATGTGTGTGTGTTTGTCATATTAATATCCTTTCACTAAGCAATCAAATCTACCAGTAATAAAATTACCATTTGATGCATTTTTTAATCTAATTGTTACACTGTCTTTCATTTTGTTTGAATATTCAGCCACGATAACGATTCCACTCTGTGCTTCAGGCGTTATAACAATGGCTGGAATAGCGTTGAATGGTTTTTTATTCTTGCTTTGCAAGTTTGAGACAAAGTCTAATTTATATCCAGCCGGCGCATCAGAAATTATCAAATCATTATAATGTTCAATTACATCAGGTACGTCCACAGTCAAGATGCAATTATTTAAATATATCTGACTCTTTGAAGGGCTGCTGAAAGTTACTCTTAGTTGATAATATCTGCAACTAATTGTTTTACTTGCGCCTGAGCTAAAGGAAGACCAATCGACCCAATTTGTATTATCATCTGAGGTTCTCAGCTCTACAATAATAGAACCCGAATCATTACAAAGATATGTCTCATATTTTATTGAAAAGCCTGAGGGTATTACACTTCCTAAGTCATAAACTTGTGAAGTATAAGTTCCCGATGTTTTAACAGGACAACCCCATTTTTCATTTTGGCAGTACGCTCTTTCAGTATTATTTGTTTTCCAGGTTTCAGCACTGTGATCTGTCGTCCAATTCAAGCCATCAAAGTCTAACTTCAATTTCCCGTTATAAACATGAGTGTTTTCAAAGTCTCCCTCCGCTGGTGACACTAAATCGGTTACTACAAGAACATTACTTTGCGGTATATCCGTCACAACTAAAATAGATCCCGCGGTTTTTTGAGAATAAATACCGTATTTGGTTATGGCTTTAATCCAATAACATTTTGTTCCTGTTCCAGTCAATTTAGTCGAATAGCTGGTTTCGGTTAAGCCGGATTTTACTACGGACATTGCATCCCAAGAGGAGCCTTCTCTTATTTCATAAGTAATTCCCGAACCTGAGACTTCGCCCCAATTGAATTGTAGAGTATCAGAACTTTGCGAAGCCTGAAACATTGTTACATCATCTGGAGTTTCAAAAGCATCGTTTGTGTCAACAAGATTAAATTCAGGTTCGACACTGCCCATTGTATCTCCGTACATTCCGATTGTCCCACCTGCTAGGTTTGTTTTCGGCATCGCTTTAACAATTCCTGAGCCATCACTTCCTTCTGCATTTACAACAGTTACTAGCGCGGAAGCTTTTTCATTAATTTTATCTATAACTTGTTTTGCAGTTGTGGTAATTGTTCCATTAGCATCACTTGCAAGGAGAACATTGATATCCTTGTTTGTTACTATTACGTCTAATTGTTGATTAATGGCATATCTGTCCGTGTATTTTATTGTAACGTTATCTGCTTCAGAAGATTTGTCTTTTGACATAAATACAAGATCATTGTTGTTTCCACCTATTCGTATTTTATCAGTTGTTGCGACTACATTGGAGACATCATCGTCAGGGGTAACGGAAACTGTTACAAGTTTAGAAGCATCTGGATTTGCTTTTATTGCCGCTTTAATCTCTTCTTCTGTTGTTCTTATTAACCCATCAGCATCAGTTCTCAATGAAATAGTAATATCTTGACCTGATACTGTAATCGCTAATGGTCTGTCGTGGTCACAAGGATCTACATATTGTATAGTTACATCCTTTTTCATTTTATCCGCTAGTTTGTATACAAGATTACCAGTGCTACCTTTTAAATCTGTTGTTAAAGTAGCACTTTCGCGACCATTATGCTCTCTGCAAGTGATTTGGATTTGACCGCTTTGAGCTTGGTTAATGCTTACAATTCTCATTTTTTTCTTTTCATATCCGAGAAAAGTACTTGTAAGTGTAATCACGTCGCCAACTGTTCTGTCTAATGCAATTTGCGTAGTTACAAAAGAAATGAACTTGTTACAGTTGTTTGCTTGATTCAAATAATACCATGCTAGTCTTGAGGCTTGTTTGAAGTTTGTAACTCCAAAAGCTTCAATTTCTTGAATAATTGGAGGGTCACTCAAAAATTTATCTGATTCCGCAATCGCAAAAACTCTTGCACATTGTTCACTTGGATAGATATAACGCATTCTTAAAATATCACATCGTTGATATTTTTGAGTTGTCCAAAAATATTCACTCCCAGCAATAATATCATCAAGCGTGAAATCTTGTGCTACATCTGCATCCTTCTCAATCACAAGTGATAATTTATTGTCAGCATTATAAGTAAGCTCGCCTCTGCAAGTTACAAGCATTTGGTTAAGCCAATCGAGTCTAGATTTTCTTTGATCCAGAATAAGATTAAGCGTGAATCGAGGATCAGTCTCAGAGCCCACTTTTGCATCGCAATAAGCTGCTGTGTTAATAAAACTTTGGATATCTAAACTATCTGTAGACATTGCGCAACCACTAGAACTGGTTAAAAAATCCAAAATACACCATGCCGGATTGTTCGAATAAGTAAGGACTGGGGTAATTAAAGGATTCGTATAAACATTTACCAATTTACCTTTGATATCAGCTGTTACATTCATGTAACTTCTGGTAACTTTTGTTCCGACGGTTACCTTGAGGCCTAAATATGCAGTATGTCTTAATCCGCCAACAATGGCTGCTCTTGCTGCATTATCTGCTAGAGGTTTATTATTTGCTCCAGTAACCTCTGAGTAAATATCTTTAGTGCCATCTCCTACATAAGCAGTGATGGCACAACCAGGAAGGTCCTTACTTGGAACAACGTAATCATTTATTTTTACATTAGAAATTCCGCTAATTGGTCCTTCTCCGAATGCAATTAATGCGTAAAAGGTTTTGCTTCCCGCACCTTGCCAAATCTTATTTCCTGCTGCTTTAACTTGCCCGTAGATTATCGGAACACATAATGCGTTACTCGCAGTTGTCTGTAGTGGTCCGAACCTGTAGACAGGACTTTCAAAATCAAAGCCCAGATTTTGTCTTGATAACGATGATGTCATTCGTTTCCCTCCATATAGATTTTAGTATGTGACATATTTGTCTCCTTTTGTTGTGTACATTATTTGAATTTCCTGTTTTAAAAATAAAGACAAGAAAAGCTTGCAAAAATTAGGGTAGCAAATTTTGCTACCAATTTTAGTTTATTTATCATTCTATTTATCCTTTATGGCGTTGTTTATAGTGTTTTAAAGGCCTAGAGTAAAAATATAAAGAAAATTCCAAGTCCACCAAGACCAATGCAACTCACAGCTATAGTTGCAGTTAGGGGAATACCTGTTGTAAGTAAAGCAGCTATAGCGCTTCCTATTGTATTTAGGCCTTCCGAATTTGATGAATTAGAACTTGCTGTTTCAAAGGAGTTATTAATAAATGAAGGACTTGAATTTACACCACTTGAGCCGTTATTAACCAAGATAGAATTTGAACTTCCTGTGTCGTATGACAAATTGCTTAGATCTTTATCAAATACATTCAGCCTATTGCTGTCTTTAATATTTACACCATTGCTACCAAATTCATAAAAACTCGAATTTTCTTTATGCATATCAGGAAGCCCGAGAGTTTCAAGAAGCGAAGGAGTTTCTAATTTTATTTCCTGAAATTGACCTGCTTTACTGACCTCAGCCCCAAACGCAGGCGTTGGATAACCCAGATAACTGTTTTCATTTGCATATCCGTAAAGAGTGTTGGTAAGTGGCATTAAATTGGTAGAATTGTCACCATTCAGGTATGAAGTATTATTGTTAAACTGATTATTAGATGAATCTCCATTTAAAAACCCCTTCGTTTGAAGAGGGTTAGATTCTGTGTTATTAAAATCAGAAGTCAGTCCTGTTAATTGATTAGGTGAAAACCCCAATCCTCTTATTGGTAAATTGTAAGGTTTTCCAACATTTTCGTCATATGCTTTATTCCATAGTTCACCGCTTGCTCCCAACATTCCAGGGAATAATCTTGGACCATCTGAAATGATTTTTTGATCAAGTGGCTCCTTTTTATTTGTAGCTATATCAATTAATGTTTCAACTTTGAATACTTTATCCAAGAAACCAGAAAGATTAAATAGAGATTTGGGAACGTATTTAGCTGTATTAGCCTCAAATCCTGTTATTTCTTTTCGTAAAAAACTTCTTGTAATTGAATCATGAAGCTTATTCGCAGTTTTATCAAGGCCTTCTATTATTGTATTTTGCTTGATTGAATCTATAAAATTATTTTGATTCTTTTTTTCATCATTGTTATTATTACCTCGCATTTGAAAAATCCTTTCTGTTTATGATAAATTGCATAATAAAAATAGGTAAGAAATATAAAAGGGTGAATAATTTATAAACACCTTTTAAATCTAAAAAAGTCAAAAAAACGGCCATTGAAAAGCTTAAAATAAAAGCTAAAAAATGAACAAAAAATTTATTTTGTTTTGTACTAATATATAATAATTCTTTAAATAAAATATATGGTAAAATTACATTTAAAAAAGGCAATCCCATAGTTAATGTCAATAACAGAGGATTAAAATTTTTCCCTTCAATATCTCTTAAATATTTCCATTTATAATAAAACCAAAAAACATCATATAAACCTAAACTTAAAACTAGTAATATTAAAAGTTTTCCCAAAGGGATCACCATCGATGTATTTATAGAATGTTTTTTTGTTTCGTTATCTTTAATTTCATTATTCATTTTATTTTCTCCTCTTTATCCTGCTTACTAACCAGCTATTGTTATGCGGTCATATCATAAAAACCGCTAAAAATATAAAACCACATTTTTGCTACATTCCTTTCTGTTTTGTAATATTATATATATATTTATTTATTTCAACTTGCATTATTACTAAAGGTATAAAGGTTAAATATGTTATTATGCAATACGGAGCTTTCAACTCACCTGCATATGTAATTAGACATAATAAAGTTAAAAAAAATGTTTTAATATGATTCAATTTTTTTTCTTCAGGATAAAAAATCGTTAATAAATTATAAAATGTATAATATGGAATTAGTGGAATCCCCCAAAAAATTGCAAGCCAAGGAGATGGATCATCTTTTTTATTTACAAAATTAATAAATCTCATATTCATATAGAACCAAAATATTCCATATAAACCTAATGTAACTACAAATAAAATAGCTACTTTCCATAAAGTCACATCTGTAGCATAATCAATTTTACCTTCAATAAACTCATTTGACATTACTTATTCTCCTTTTTATAATGCATTAACTTTTAAAGCAATTATACACCATAAATGTTCTTAAAGAATTAATGTAAGTTCCGTTTATTTTTAGATAATTATTTGCACTTGTTAAAAGTAGCATTATTAATTATTGGGGTTTTTATCGTCGACACCGTAGAGATAGGTAAAATCTTCATATATTCATTATTTGAGCTTTTTGCCAGTTCTACAAATTCAGACGAGCTTACTGTTGCACCTGCTGCTACTAATTTCTTTGCAACACCTGTACAATTGTTAGCAATTGCAAAATCAAGAGGTTTATATCCTAAAAGAGTTCTTGCGTTAATATTTGCACCGGCATCTATTAATATATTTGCTATTTTAGGTTGATTAACTTTAAGCGCAATCATTAAGGGAGTGAATCCTCTACATTTTTTGTCGACATCTGCACCAGCATCTATTAATTTCTTGACCGCATATTCATTTTTCCTCACAACTGCGTATGAGAGTATTGTAACACCCAGCGATTCAAAATTTGGGTCTAACTTGGCATCCATAAATAAATTGAAAATATCGTTCTGTTTCCTGTCAATAGGAATTACCAATACATGTCTGCATAAATACATCACATCTGGTTTCATCCCTGCTTCAAAAAAAAGTTCGACTGTTTTTTTATCTCCTTTTTTGACTGCTTTTTTAAAATAATGTACGTTAAACTTCATATTAACATTCTGTAATTGCTGCTTATAAAAATCTGACGAATTCTGGTTGATATCTGCAAAAGTAGCGCATTGTATAGTTATAACGGATAAAAATAAAATTGAAAACTTTTTCATAAATACTTCTTTCTATTGAGTTTATATAGCTTCTTCATTAATAATAAGATTTAAATGAAAAACCTACTTTTTCAAAATTAATTATACACCATAAATAAAATCAGAGAATTAATGTGAATTTCGTTTAAGTTATAACTACTCTTTAGCTAGTGCTCACAGGAATAATGACTGAAGGATAACCACCAAAGTTTTTTACGTTGCCTAAAGCCTGACACCTTGGCAATGTTTTGTCACATTTAGTTTCTGCTCCAACATAGCCACATCTGCCATCTATGCCTCTAAATTTAAACTGACAATTTACATCATAAGTCATATTAGGGCTGACAGTCGAATAGCTGTAAAGTTGTCTTTCAACAGAAAAAGCACAGTATGTTTGCGACAATTGAACTTTGTTAATCAGTCCATCAAAGAGCGGTATAGGAACCCCAACGATGTCATTTGTGTCGCCATTAAATATAACTTGCTCAATTTTACATTTTGTATTTGTTAAAACATCGCCATCATTTGCTATCAAAAGAGCAAAATCTTGCGAAATATCAGATAAGACTACATCTACGCTTTCACTGTTGCCGTCTACAGAACCCTTAACTGCAGAAGTCTGAACAAGTTTTGTATAATATTTTTTTGCATTGATTACAATGCTACCAGTAGAATCATTTTCTAAAATTCTAAAAGGCGTCTTTAAATTGATTGTTATTAATCGTCTTGTCTTTACGACTGGATTAGATATTTGTGCAGCTTGCGCTGGTATTAAATTTTTCCCCATTATGCTACTACCTCAACTAATGTAAGACTAAATGTTGAATACCCCATTTCCAAAACAGAAAAATCAAGTTGATCTGTATCAAATCTTACGGTGTGAGTTTGTCCATCGCCACCTTTGCCTGAGTCCCAAGTCCAGCTAAAGGCGTATTTTCGACCTTTTTGAGTTGAGAAGAAATTAACTAAAGCTTCTCTATCCACTTGGTCTTTTTCAAAATCAAGAGTCCATTTGAGCCTTGGTTTGCTCCACAAATCTCTTCTTTGCTCTCCGCCTGTAAACGTTTCATCCACTACGGTGTTGAACTGCACAGAAGATACATGTGCCTGTTTGTAAGTGTTCATTATATCTGTCATTTTTGTCTCCTTAAGTTCTATTTTTTACACATTGGTTATGTCTGTAATTGTTTCGTTAATAACGTAATCTTTTATTTTTCCGCCATGTTTTGTAGGTATAGCAACCCCAGTTGCAGAAACAATTGCATAATCGTTAGCCACATATTGAACGTCAACATTATTAGCCTTGCATTTATACAATATTAGGTGGAAGTCACCCACTTTTCCAGCTGAATAATTAGCTTTCGCCTCAAATTTAAAATATTTTGGCACACTTGATTCGGTTACTGAATATACATAAGGTGCTGTTGGTGTTATGGTTCCGCCTTCTAAAATAGCAAGTGCCTCAAGGCTTATCTTTGCGCTTTGAAAAGCCCAAGCGATGTAATCTCTTTTAACCGAATAATCAAGAACCTGTTCATCTTTTCTAAGCGGTTTTTCTGTTACGCTATCTGTTAATTCGATTTTTTGTATATTAGGGACTTCGATAGCAGCTTCATAGACCAATGGGCTTCCACTGCTATCATTCTCTGGCTTCAATTCAAAAATCTCGGCATCATCAATCCCTATAACTATTGTTTCTTTATTCGTCATAATTCTCTCCTTATACTCCTGTAGTTTCTTTTGCAGAATTTACTGTTACGTTTAAAATAAAAAATATTTTCCCATTGGCATCCGTCTTATATAAATAAGGCGGTTGAATCGGAACAAAATACATTTGTCTTCCGTTGCAAACCTTATAACCGCTATTCTCTCCAATAAGTTCGTTGTAAATGCGCCAAATTTTTTCGTGAACAGCAGTGTAATTTGTATTTATTGCGATTATTGATAAAGTTTGTCTCACGTCAGGCATATTCGGTAAACTTACAGCTTTTTGAACCATTATGCTCTGCGATGATAAGGTTGAATTTTCAAGAGCGGTTAAAACCCCCTCTGATGAACCAATTACGATTACATTTCCAGGATTTGTTGGTACGGTTCCGAGGATTATATTGTCTGTGTCCGTTTCTATTTCTGATTTGATTCCAATTTCGGCAGTAATAAACTGCTGTCTAATGTCTTCTTCTAACATTGTTACTGTCATGTGTTTTCCCTTTCTTTTTAGCTAATGTATAATCTGATACTTTAAAAAAGCTAACCGGATTGGTTAACTTTAATATGTAAATATTCTTAAGGAGAGAAGTTTAAAAGTGTTTGATTAAACCATACACAGCTCCGCCCCTTGGCTCTTGCAAACAGCCTTACCATCGAGGGTGTGGACCTTAACAAGAATTGTTTTAACATTATCATTATAACAGTTTGAAAATAAAATATAAGTCCGTATTTTTACGTATTTTTTCTAATTAATAAAAATAGTCTGTAATTATTACTTTTTAAATATTTAATGATATTTGTTTATGAAAAATAAATTCCATTAAAAATAGGAAGACAATTATAATTCAGGCAATAGTGAAAGGTATTGCTTATTGTCAAAATACTTAACAATCGCTATGTCAAAACATAATTCATGCTAAAATAACAGCATATTTACTTATTCCTATAAGCTGTGAGGATTGAAAAATGGCCGTTATTAATGCAACAGATAAATATGTTACTCTAAAGCTAGACCAAATTGACCTTTTACCTGAGAACCCGAGAACAAATAAAAAAACAACGCAAGAAGAAATATTTGATTTTTTCGTCGCTGATAATGGTAGTAAAAAATATGGGAGAAAAATACTAACACTAGCGCAAGACATAATAGACAACGGATTGAACGAAAATGATTTACCTATTGTCGTGTTAATAGAAGGGCGTTACATTGTATATGAAGGTAATAGAAGAGTTATCGCACTTAAAGCTTTATGCAAACCAAGTAATATCAAAAATGAGTACTTCAGAAATAAATATATTGAGCTCAGAAATAATTTCAAATATAGAGATGAGGAGATTGAAATCAAGTGTTACCTAGATACACTGGAGCATGCTGAGTATTTAATGAGCTTAAAACACGATGGAGAACAAGATGGTATTGGTACTGTATCTTGGGACCCTCGTGAAAGACTAAATTTTAAAAACAGACACAATAAAATACCTGATTTAAAAGTTGTGATTGAAAACTACATAAAACAGCACAATCTTGGACCAAAAGATAAACAAATTCATTTTAGTATTTTTGAACGTATATTACCAGATATTAAAAAGAGGTTTAATTTAATTGTAAATGAAGATGGTGAATTACAATACGATGGTAATAAACAAACATTACAAAAAAACTTAAAAAGAATATTACTATTACTGCAAGATGAAACAACAAGAACTCTTAATGATAGAGATGGAAAAGATATATTTTGGGAGAAATTTGACAATAAAAAGCCAGAAGAGTCAGCCACAGAGAGCGAAGGTAGAGACACTTCTACTTCAGAAGATTCAAGTAGCTCTGGTGGCGAGGGTGAAACAAATTCCTCAAGTGGGGATGGCAATGATAGCGGCTCTACGGAGTCAGAAACGTCAAGCCAGGAAACTTCAGAAGACACAACAAGTGAAGAAGAAGTTGAAATTGACTTTGAAGAAGAAATCAAAAGGGATTTTAAATCAAGAACAACGCTTGTTCCCAAGAGTTTTTTGAATATTATTCCTAGCGAATACACTAAAATCAGGGGTCTTTTAGAAGAGCTAAAAAGAATTAAGGTGGAAAAAAATCCAGTATGCTGCGCTATGGGATTTAGAGGATTTATTGAATATTCAGCGAAAACATATACAGCAAAATTTAAACATAAAGATTTGCAAACAAATGAAGATTCTAATATTTCAGGTAATATTAGGAGTATAGCTGGTGATTTGATACAAAAAAACAAAATAACAAAAAGCGTAGTCTCATACATGAACAGAAGGTATAATGATAAATATTGCCCACTGAATGACATTGTTCATGGACCAAATTATGCGGTCAATTCAACTCAATTATGCATGGATTGGGATGCGTATAGTTTGTTTTTGAAATCATTATGGGAAGAAGTAAGCAATGGCTAAGATAAAAGGGCTAAAAATATGTTCTATTCACCACTAAGATATCCAGGAGGTAAAGGTAAAATTCTCAATTTCATGAAAGAATTAATAATTGAGAATAATTTGTCTAATTCTGAATACGTTGAACCTTATGCGGGTGGAGCGTCAATCGCTATGGGGCTTTTGATTGAGGGCTTTGTTTCTAAAATCCACATTAATGATTTGGACAAAGGTGTGTATTTTTTTTGGTGGGCCATATTAAATAAAACAAATGACTTTATTGCAAAAATAGAAACAACTGAACTTACAATAAATGAATGGAAAAAACAAAGAAATATTTACAATAATGTATCTGAATATAATAAATTTGAAGTTGGCTTCGCAACTTTTTTTCTAAACAGATGTAATTTTTCTGGTGTAATAAAAGGCGGGCCGATTGGAGGGCTTGAACAAAACGGAACATGGAAACTAGATGCCCGATTTAATAAACCAGAGTTAATAAAGAGAATTGAAAAAATTGCAAAATATAAGACAAAAATAAAGCTATATAATAAGGATACCTTACGATTATTAAAATCTAAAGAAGAACAATTTAAAAATGCTATCTTATATCTAGACCCACCTTATTTTGTAAAAGGGAATCAATTATACAAAAATCACTATAAAGCGGAAGACCATGAAAAAATTGTTGAAGTTGTGAAGAACATCAAAGCACATTGGGTCGTAAGTTATGACAATGTCCCCCAAATATGTAAATTATATAATTTTGCAAGAAGCAATGAATTTGACATTAAATACTCCGCAGGGAAAACTAAAAGTGGACACGAGATAATGTTTTTTAGCGACAGCTTAATAATTCCAGATAAAAAAGTTTGTGGTTAATTTATAAATTCGGATTACATAAAAAATGAAGGTGCCAAGTTACCTAACATGCAAAGAAATTATCTACAATCTTTTGCATAGTTTCTTGTTGCAATTCCTGTGAGACATGGCTATATGTGTCTAGGGTAATTTGAATACCGGCATGCCCCAAAATACTTGATACCGCTTTAACATGCGAATTAACTTCCATTGCCCTAGTGGCAAATGTGTGGCGTAGTGCGTGAAATGTTTTATGTTCAACTCCAGCTTTTTTCAAGGTATTTAAGTAAAATGTCCTAAATGTTTTCGGGTCAACCAAATTCCCATCCTCACGACAAAAAGCCATATTCAGATTATTGTAAGCAGCTCCCCATTTTCGACGTTGCTTTTCCTGTGAATCTTTATGTTTTGTCAACTCTTTCATTATTTCAGGAGTAGTCGCAATTGTACGATTTGAACTTGAGGTCTTAGTTTCATTTCTCAGGTACAATTTAGTTTTTTGCTTTGCCTCAGGGCTAAAATCTTTCAATCTTCCAACTTGTTTATTTATGCTTATACAATTTTTCTCAAAATCTATATCTTTCCATGTAAGCCCCAAAACTTCTCCTAACCTCATGCCAGAATATAAGGTTAATAATATTGCAACTCCCCAAGGATGTTCAAAACAATGCCCCTCTAGTCTTTTTTGCTCATCCTGTGCTAAAACAACAATTGGCTTGCTCTCCTTTTTCGGCAATGTTACGCCCCTTAAAGGATTTTTAACAATCAAATCATTTGTTATCGCTTGTTCCAATGCTCTGTGGAAGACAATGTGAATATTTCTTATCGACTTAGGAGAAAGCCCACCTTTTCCATCTACTCGACCAGTTTTTTGCAATTGGTTATAAAGCTGTTGAACATGCATACCTTTAAGCTCAATTAATTTTATATTGCCCAAATTTGGCTTCAAATGGCATCTAAGGCTCGTTTCATAGTCGACTCTTGTAGTCGTTTTAACCTTATCTATCACATGGTTTTCATACCAGTAGTCAAGCCAAGAGCTTACGGTCATTTTACTAGATTCAATACAAACACCTTTCCGTTGCAAAGCCTTAAATTCATCCCTTTTTCTTAAGATTTCTTGCTTTGTTTTAGCTCCAAAATATTTATAGAGTTGCTTTCCGTTTGGACCGTATCCTCTAGTGAGTTGAGCAAACCAATATTTTTTGTCCTTATCGTAATAGATATGACCTTCTCCGTTAGATTTTTTGGTTCTTTTAGCTTTGTTTTTTGCTTCTTCCATTTATGCAACCTTCCCGTCTTCCCAATCTTTTACTAATTTATAAAATGTATTCGGCTTCAAGTTTAATCTTTTCATTGCTTCAAGCCCTGTTATAGTTCTATTTTTCCAAATTGTATAAATCTCACTAAAATTTGCAGGGTGTTTAATTTCTTTCCGCCCCTTATACTTTCCGTCTCTTTTGGCAATGGCAATTCCTTCTTTCTGACGCTCTAAAAGGTTGGTGCGTTCAAATTCGTAAATCGCTCCAATCATTGTAAGCATCAGTTTGCCAGTTGGAGTATTACTATCCAAATTTTCTTTTAAGCTGATGAGCTTTACACCTTTTTTATTCAATTTTTCCACTATATCTAGTAAATCCTTAGTGCTACGAGCCAAACGAGAGAAGTCTTTAACATAAATTGTGTCATCCTCTCTGATATAATCAAGCATAGATTGAAGCTCAGGGCGATTAACATCTTTCGCACTAACTTTTTCTATAAAGAATTTGTTTATATCATACTTGGCAAGTGCTTCCTTTTGCCTCGCATCATTTTGTTCTATCGTACTTACCCTAATGTAAGCGATGTTTTTGCCTGTGTTCATTTCACTGTCTCCTTTTTGGGTGCTTTCATCGTGTTAAAACGATACTATCTTGTTGATTTGAAGTAAAGCCCTCGCCAATAAGTTCTTGATAATTCTTAATCTGGACTCTAAACCAATGGATTTGCCTATTTCTCTGCTATTGGTTTAATGTATAGTCTATTTAAAAACCTCTTAAAATCCGCATTTTCCAATTTCAAAAAAGTGGTCGAAAAGACGGATTAATTTCTTTGGGGGTACGTTTATACCTCTTATGTGTCGAACGTTTCATAACACCCCCAAATTTGTCGCTAGAAAAGCCTCCCAAAAGTACTTTTTCTTAACATCTTTTTATTTTTTCCGTCAAATCTTATTTTCGGAAATCCTTTTTCTTCACACTCTGAACAATATCTATATGTCTCAGGTGTCGTTCTTTTATATAAATCTTCTCCAAGGAAGATTCTGTTACATTCAGGATTTTTACAAAAGAATGGCATATAATCCATTTTTCACCTTTAGCCTTTCTGTCTATTCTTAGACTGTTAACTATCTCTATAAATACTCGGGGCAGTTTGCAACCTGCTCAAAGTATTTTCATTTCTGCCAAACCTGACATCTTAAAACTGTGATTTTGTAAAAATAAATCCAAAGTTGCGTTAGCTATTTCCTCGAGTGCAACCTCGAACCTATTTTGCCAACTCAATTAAAAGAGTAGCGGTTTGTATTTTTCGTATTCTGCTTGGAAATCGAATCCTTGCAGAATCCCTTTTTCGTCATGTTCAACGAACCTCACTCCCGTTTTTTGGTGCATTGTATATGCAATGTACTTTTCAGGAGTCTCCAAGAGAGGGTATCGCCTTGACACAACTCTTTTCTTCATTTTGGGGTGTCGCTTGCGGTGTCTTTGATTGATATTGTGAACAATCATTGATGCCAACAAATCAGCTCTTTCTGAATTTAAGAGTATATGCAAATGAGGCTCTATTCTTGAAGCGACTTTACCGACACGAAACTTATCCATAAAGATTATTTTCGGTCGTCCACGCCTCCCATCTTTCTTAAA